TAAACCCATGCGAACAAAGTTTTATTTAAATTGCTAACTTTGCCTTTGTGGACAATGAACGCAGAAACTTTTCTAGACATCCCCGATCGGGATACACTATTGATCTGTGTATACAATTCTTTGTTATTTTTGCCTAAAATGGCTTGATACACACAAGGCAACAATTCCATAGCCTGTTCAACTGGATATTTCCTAAAATCTGGCTCTTTGATTTTCTGCTTTGCAATTTCTTCCAATTTTGCTTTGATGATCTTTTTAGATTTCATTTTTTGCCCCCTTTCAAATTTTGCTTTGTGAGTTTGTGAGAAAATTTCCCTTTTCCGTTCAAAAGCGGAAAATCCATAAAAACGGTTAAACCGTACTTTTCATAATTCAAATTAGCTTGCTTCAATTTGTTCAAGTCTCTTTGCAATTTTGTCATTTTTTAGGTCTCCAATAGAATTTAAAAATCAACTAACTATAAATAATATAAATCATTAGTTGACAATAGTCAAGGTTTTTTTGTTCTTTTTTGTTCTTTTTTAAGTTTTCCTGATTTCCCAGTCGTGTTGCTCCACTAGGTCGGGGTATAGATTTACATTAACATTCACTGTATAGACCAAGCACCAGGTTAGATTTACATTAGATGCCATTGTTCCAGGTCCACGATCAATAGATTTACATCCATTGTGCATCTAATGCGACGGTCCTGGACTAGATTTACATTAACTGTGGTTGTGGATCTATGGACGGGGGCAGGGGTTACATGGAAAGTGAGTGTAAATCTATGGACGGGGACTAGATTTACATGGAAAGTTGATGTAGGTCTATGGTCCAGGAATTTTGCACACTTACAGTAAATGTAAATCTGTGGCCATTAAGAACTCACCGAGAATTTTTGCAAATTTTCCAAAAAAGCAATCCGACTTTTTCGCTGAAAAAATTTTCAGAAACTTTCAATCCGACTTTTCAAACCATTTAACAACATCCCACAAGCATCCACCAGATTGTTCAACATCTCGAACATTATCCAAGATATATTTCCCACACTCTTGGGAAATCCTTTTAGCGGTTCTGAACGATTTATTGGGAAAAATATCATTGCCCTCTGAGTCAGCAACAAAGAACCGTTCGTCATCAATTTTGCTGATAAAGCCGATAGCAAATGGATCGTAAACAGAGCCATCCGGCCATGCGGTAGCAAGGACATAATCGCCAACGAATATTTTTGGTATCTTTGGTATGGGCATCCAATGAGTGATAAAACCACCTTTTGGGTCGAATGATCCTGCGTGGCAGTTCAGTCTTCCATTATCAAGTTGTCCTACAACAACGTAGTGCGCCCTTGGGGAACACAGCAGGATATCAGTAAGATCATTGGGAAGTTGTTCGTCAATACTGGTCCAATTCATTATTTATTCCTTTCTATAATCATAATTGTTCCTCAATTAGGTCAGCAAGTTCCTTAAAAGTCATACCGTCGTCGTTTAGTTCAGCAATATTTTCCATTTCTTCTCGATACAAGACCTCTGGATTTTCGTTTAATTCAGCCCATTTCTGAACACATTCAGGTAAGATGTACGTTTCTCCGGCTAAATCAAAGGAGTTGGGTTCTCCTCGTTACAGGTAAAATATTTATCATGTGCGTAGCGTTCTTGAGCTAGGTAACGATAAATAGGAAGAGAATTACGACACCGTGTATAATCAAATAGTTCGCATTTTTCCAAGAACGCTTTTAATTCATCCTCTTCGTCATGTATTATAAGCCATGAGTCAAACGGACTGCATGATGATGGCCCTGGACGCTGCAGGTAGTCTGCCCTTTCCATTTCAATGCGTCTACGGTTGTTACGGACCGTAATACGAGTAAATTGAGGCTGATTGAAGGTGATGCCAGTCAAGTCAAGATCGTGCATCATAAAAGTTCCTCCAATGTTTTGGGTTCATAATCTCTAACGTCCACCCCGACGTTGAACATTCTACCCTTTCGAGTCCATTGTTTGTGAACGTGGCCATGTAGGAGAGGCATTCCACCGTCCTGTAGAGCGAGTTCGAACTTTCGTCCGTCATGTTCCTGTCCAGCGTATGGGTAATGACTCATAGCGATACCGAAGCCATATAGCAAACCAGAGTGTTTAACTCTGCGAAATCCCATTTCAACCCATTTATTGGGTTTGTGGTTGAATACGTCGTGATTCCCGAGGATGAGAATCTTCTCGCCGTTCAATTGGGAAATGATGTCTCTCGTTTTATTGACACCAGCCAAGCAGAAGTCGCCCAGAACAACAACAGTGTCGTTGTCAGTAACGCGATTATTCCACCGTCGTATGAGCTCACTGTTCATGTGATCAACGTCTTTAAAAGGTCTGTCATTCAACGGGATGGCCCGTTTGTGATGGAAGTGTGTGTCAGCAGTGAAAAATAGCATAAGAATATCCTGAAAATAACAATTACCACTATGATACAGCCTGAAACAAAAAAGTCAACGTAAATTTTGAATAAGGTATTGACATTTATTTGGAATAGTGTACCTTTAAAGTGTCATATAATATAGGAGGGTTATATGCCAATTATTTACATTAACGGTATAAATACATCTGAGATAGAGGCGAACGGTCAAGCAAGGTTGTTGGGTGATTTAACAGGTCGGAAGTGTGAGTTGTGTTACAACAAGACAGCTACGGCTGTGGTGGACTTGATGGAGAGTTTGTATAACCGTTGGGCTTATTGGTTGGTGCCCTTGCCAGTTACGCGGAAGTTAAGGAAGCGTATTCGTTCGCATTTGTCATTGGAGGCTACTGTCCATGTGGTGGCTCATTCGCAGGGGACGGTTATAGCGATGAATGCGGTACGAGGATTGACATTGGGAGAGCGTAAGCGAGTGACGATGACGCTGTTTGCTCCGGTTGCGACGCAGGAGCCCGATTTCGTTGATGTGGAGTATTTCCGTAATGAGTTTGACTATGTTGTGCAGGCGTTGCCCGGAACGTGGATCTTGAGGTTACTGCGTAGGATGCAGGGCAAGCGTAAGGAGAGGGCTGGTAAGACGCACGTTCGTCGAGGAGCGAAGGGTCATGCGCTTACAATGTCGTATTTGAAGCATTTGAAAGATTTCGAGACGTATGAAAGTAGTGGTATATGGCGTATTATAAACGAGAGCCGGTTTGATGAATGGTATTCGAGGTTAGTGAAATGATGAGCAAACAATTAATTGCATTGTTAATGTTTGTGTTGGCAGGCTGTACATCAGGCCTGAACAATGCGGGTAAAACGTACGTGCATATAACCAAGCAGAGTGAAGCCAGTTGGGAAATTGAGTTGGACAGTGGTAAGGAGTACGATGCGGTGGATATCCAAATAGAAAAGACGAAAGAAGGATTGAAAGCCCATTATACTGCGTTCGGTGTTGAGGGAGAGCAGGTGTTGAAGCAGGTGGTGGAGAATAATACGCGCATTGCTGAGAAGTTTTCGGATATAGTCAAGAAGATTGCGCCGTATATGGCTCCGAATCCGTTATTGCTGTTGCCTGACAGTGGGACGATTGAATAATGGTGCGGATTTATTTGATGAGTGCATCGCTGTTGGCGTTGTGCGTGTTAATCTGGAGTTTGGATTGAGATGAAGAATTTGACGACGTTGGAGAAGATTCTATTATCCGTGTTGGGAGTGATGTTGACGGCATGGTTAGGTTGGTTAACGACGACGGTGGTGAGCCTTGCGGACAAAGCTCGTGAGGACACAGCCCAATGGGAAAAGATGCGCCGTTTGGAAGAGCGGATTAATAAATTTCATGACAGACATTGACGCTATGATGGGACATAGGATGAAGTTGAAGAATGGTGACGAAGTGGATGCCATATGTGCAAGGCGAGTGGTGAAGAATACGAACCCTTCGGCGATCAAGAAGATTTTAAATAAACGCTTGCGTAAGGAAGCAAAACAAACAATCTGCCACGACCACAATGAGTGGTTCCTATCAGCGAGTGCCGATCAGAACATGGTCGGCACCCTCCCCTAAAGGTGTAATATGACAAGCGCATTGACAGCCGAAGCGACGAACGCGTTCATAACTGGCTCAGAACCCTGTGATAGGCAGGTGTTTGAGAAGCCGGACAAGATGCAAAGGAAGTTTGCATTCGAACTTGCACGGGATCGTCGCCCGTTCTTCGCAGCAATACGTGTTGGGTACAGTTATGAGAAAGCCCTTGAAGCCAGGGAGTGGGTCTGTACGAGCCGTGAAGCGAGCAAGTACCCGTTAGTATATGATTTGTTTTTAAGTTGCTCAGATGAACGCTACGAGCGGGAGAGGATAGATATTCCCGCAGTAGTGGAGGAACTTGCCCACGTTGCATTGTCCGATATGAGTGATTTTATTGAGTGGGATACCGAGACGCATACCGAGACGGTAGTGGACCCAGATACGTATGAGACGGAGCAGGTCACAGTTAAGAAGCAACAAGTGCGCCTGAAAGATATGTCTGAGATGACACCTGGAGCGGGAAGGGCGATAAAAGAATTGCGGGTGTCTGCGGAGGGAGAAATTTCGATAAAATTGCATGATAAGATGGCCGCGCTCCAGACGTTATTGAGGAAACTTTCACCAGATGTCAATACCCATATAAATATTAATGCCGATGCTACTGGGCCGAACAGCACCAAGCTCCTTCAGTCACTGGAGCGGTTTATGGAGACCCAGTAGTACTGTTTCAATTGTACTTGGCACTGTTGGTTCTACTTCTTGTAGCAATGGTGATTTCGTAAATGTCCTGACTCAATTGGTTTAATTTTTCCACGAAAACATTGACATTTTGAAACGGTGGTTTTGAAAATTCAAGAATTAAAGACACAATTTCATCGTGGAATTTATCAGAGATGGCAACGGATAGGAATTGTTTAAAGGAGTTTAGATCAAGTTCTTCAGAAGTATTGTTAATGTGAATTTCAGCAGTTTTTTGTAGTATACTTTTGACGCACAGGTCGTAAGTGTCTTCTATAGGTTTCATAATTTGCCTTTTTTGTTAGTTGTTATTTAAAACTATCATAACCGTTAGTTAAATAAAAGTAAATGAGTGATTCAGCTTTAATAAAACATCTTAAATCATTGGATGACTCACTCCGCGAAAAATTTTTTGCATCGTTGGTTGAGGAGGAGCGCGTAGCATTGCAAAAAGTTTTGAAGGACAGAGAGGTGGTGGAGAAAGCTGAAACGTCGTTGCGGGAGTTTATACCGCAGGCGTGGGCCATGGCTGATCCCAGTAAGTTCAAGGGTGGTTATCATATTGATGCGTTGTGCGATCATTTGCAAGCTGTGGTAAACGGTGGGATAAAGCGTTTGATAATAAATATACCGCCGAGGCACATGAAGTCCTTGGCGGTGGCAGTTCATTTCCCTGCGTGGACATGGATTAACCATCCAAAGATACGTTTTTTGTTTTCGAGTTACTCTGAGAAGTTGAGCATGAGGGATAGCGTTAAGTGCCGTAGGATACTGACCAGTGGATGGTATAGAGCGAATTGGGGAGACAGGTTTTCACTGGCGTACGATCAGAACCAGAAGTTGAGATACGAGAATGACAAGGGCGGGTATCGGTTGGCCACGTCTGTAGATGGAGCCACAACTGGTGAGGGTGGCGATATCATCGTGGTGGACGATCCGCACAACGTGACCGAAACAGAGTCCGATACAAAGCGGAATGCAGTATTGGATTGGTGGGACGAGGCGATGTCCTCCAGGTTGAATGATATAGAGACAGGCGCATACATCATCGTGATGCAAAGGGTTCATGAGAACGATCTGGTGGGACATATCTTGGCCAAGAACAATCATTGGGATCATTTGTGCTTGCCCGCGATGTTTGAGGATGACCATCCGACACCAAGTAAGACTGTGTTGGATTTCAAGGATCACAGGAAGGATGGAGATCCATTATGGCCCGACAGATTTTCACCTGCGGCTTTGGAAGACCTTGCAGATAGCATGGGGCCGTACGCGTCTGCTGGTCAGTTACAACAACGACCTGCACCCCGTGAAGGCGGGATGTTTAAGAGTGAGTATTTTGAAATTGTTGAGCATGGACCTGTGAAGCCAATGGCAGTGGTGAGGCATTGGGACTTGGCGGCCACAAAGAAATTGAGGAACAATAAGCCAGCGTATACGGCGGGTGTGAAGGTCAGTTTGGATAACAGAGGTACGTTTTACATCGAACATATCGCTCGTTTCAGAAAGTCAGCAGAGCAAGTATTGCCAGAGGTGCAACGGATTGCATGGGAAGATGGAAAGAGAGTGATGATCAGTTTGCCACAAGATCCAGGTCAGGCAGGAAAATTTCAGGGACAGTATTATGTGAAAGAACTGGTTGGGTTCACAGCCCATGCACGTCCAGAGACAGGAGATAAGATCACACGTGCAGCACCCATTGCGTCGCAGGCAGAAGCAGGTAATATAAAAATTGTGAAGGGTGATTGGAATAAAGCGTTTTTGGACGAATTGCAACATTTTCCGAATGGTTCGTATAAGGATCAAGTGGATGCTTTATCCGGTGCTTTTGAAGATTTGTTTCCAAAGAAGAAACGGGGTACAATAACGGACTTGAAACAGGCTACGAGTATGACCAAAGTGAGCAAGTGGAGATAAAATATGAATGATCAGGTAGCAGACGTATCCAAGGGAGACGGTACAGCTCCAATGAAGGCCATGGGATTTTCTGGTTTGAAGCACGACTCTGGTTATGTACGTGAAGAGTTTTTGCAGAAGTTGCAGGGCGAGAGAGGTATAAAAGTTTACAAAGAGATGGCTGATAACGATCCAGTCATTGGTGCTATTTTATATACAGTTAGTACACTGTTGCAGGGTGTCACATGGTCGATCGAACCAGACGATGAGCATAATGCAGAGGATGTTGCGGCAGCAGAGTTTGTAGATAGTTGTGCCGAGGACATGGACTTCACGATGGATGAGTTTATTGACGAGGTGTTGTCGATGCTGGTGTATGGGTGGTCATTTTTCGAAAAGATTTTTAAAGTACGTTTGGGAGATAAAGGCAAGGTTCCAAGTAAATTTGATGACGGTAAGATTGGGTGGAAAAGATTTGGAATACGTTCGCAGGACACATTGAGGCGGTGGGTGTTCAATGATGAAGGCGATGTACTAGCGATGGTACAGGGACCGTCGTATAACATGGGGTATACGTCCTCCAAGAATTATGATGAAGTGACAATTCCAATGGATAAAGGATTGTTGTTTCGTACGCGAGCGTTTAAGAACAATCCAGAAGGTCGGAGCATTTTAAGAAATGCTTATAGGCCTTGGTATTTTAAAACGAATATTGAGTCCATCGAGGCCATTGGAATCGAGCGGGACTTAGCGGGGTTGCCGGTGGTGTGGGTTCCCCAGGAGCTGTTGGCAGAAGGGGCATCAACAGAGGAGCAACAGGTTCTGACAAGTTTGAAGGACATGATAAAGAATATTCGTAATGATGAGCAGGCAGGAGTGGTCATGCCCAATATATACGATGAGAGCGGAAATCCACTGTATAAGTTGGAGCTACTTACAACAGGCGGTCGAAAGGCATTTGATACGTCTAAGATAATCACGCGGTACGAGCAACGTATTGCGATGACGGCGTTAGCGGATTTCATGATGCTTGGTTTGGAAAAGTTTGGATCTTTTTCATTGGCATCGGAAAAAACGAATATGTTCACATCTGCGTTGGGAGCGATGTTGGAAAATATATCTTCAACGTTCACGAAACACGCCATACCTCAACTGCTGAGTTTGAACAATATGTCCGGTAAGGTACGATTGGTTCATGGTGATATTGAGGATAGACCACTGAGTGAGATCACGGAGTTTGTTTCTAAATTGTCAGGTGCAGGAGTTATTGTTCCAGACGAAGAGTTGGAAGAAGCTTTGCGTAAGTTGGCAGATTTGCCTAAGAAAGGTGGTTCAATTTCTCCTATAATTGGGGAGGAGGAAGGTGGACGAGAAGATGAGGATATGAATGAGTAAACCCACTGGTCCCATTGTTGCTGTGGCTGATAAAGAGATGCCCTTGATAAAGGGGAGACTTCTACGTGCTTTCAGAAGTTTACAGAAGGGAGTGACGATCAGAGGTATTATGGAGTCGTGGGTGCGAGGCGGTGATCAGGGGGTTATGAATTATATCCGTGTGGAGAGGTTAGAAAAAGCACTGAGTGGGTTGTTGAATATACCGTTCTATGCAGGGTACTTTGCAGAAAAAAGAAATTTAAAATTTCTATTAGGGATACAGAAAGCCGAGTTCAAAGATGAGTTGGGGTTCAATCTTAAATTTGATGGAAGTAATCCAGAAGTAGAGTCTTTCTTACAGGCAACGAATTTGGCGTTTGTAGGGAATGTAACGAATGCTACACGGGAGACAATACGAAGTACAATTTCAAGAGCATTTGTTGAAGGAGGCAATCCGAGATTACAGGCACGTCAGATACGCGATAGTATTGGAGTATTGTCACAGCACGAGCAAGCAATAAGAAATTTTAGATTGCAATTGACAGAGAGGTCGAATGCACCTGGTGGTCATGCAATGCGGCCTGCTCACTTACGTAGATTATTTGAGAGTGACAAGAGAAGTGTCAGGCAACACATGTTGAATGGAACATTTTCCCAGAAGCACATAGATGAAATGGTGGATGTGTACCAAGATAGATTGATTGATTATCGAGCTGAGATGATAACCCGAACAGAGACACTTAGAGCGGCCCATGCAGGTCAGCAGGCATTATGGAAACAGGCTACAGATGAGGGGTTGTTGCCAGATACTGCGAGACGCAAGTGGGTGTTCACAAAAGATGAAAGAACTCGGGAGTCGCATAAAGCTATTCCGAAGTTAAATGCACACGGTGTAAAGGTTGGAGAGGCTTTCAAAACATCATTTGGGCCTGTGTTCCATCCACCTGCTGGACCGAATTGCAGGTGTACTGTGGTGCTTGATCCAGATGCTGGAGAGAAAGAAGTGATTGGTTCCTCGTCGCCAAATACAATTACATTGGAAGAAACTGTAAGGCCCATAGTATTTGATCAACAGGTCAGGACACCCGCAATTGTGGCTGGTGCATTGGCGACAGAAGTGGTTGTTTCTGCAATCGCAGAGGAAGTTGTGTTTGAGGAGAATATTCTATAGATTTACATTAATTGTAAAAGTAAATCTATCTTTTTTTAGTTTTTATGTGTAGGATAATACGCAGGAGGATGTTTATGTCTGAATTTAGTTTTGATGCCAAGATTCAAAAGCTTGATGAAGAACGACAGTTGTGTTTTGGATGGTTCAGTGTCGTTGAGGATAGCAATGGTGTTGTGGAGGATCATGAAGGAGACATCATTAAGTCCGAGGACTTGGAAGAAGCGGCATATCAGTTCGTGATTGATGCTCGTATTGCTGGTGAAAACCATCTTCGTAAAGGTGTGGGCGTACTTGTTGAGTCCATGATGTTCACCAAAGAGAAGCAAGAGATGTTGGGGATTGATCTTCAGAAAGTAGGTTGGTGGGGTGGTTTTAAAATTACGGATGAAGATGTGTGGGCAAAAGTGAAGTCTGGCGAGTTCCAATCATTCAGTATTGGTGGTCGCGGTGATAGGGAGGAAATTTAATGGCCACAAAGAAAAATAAGAAAAAGTCTTTGCTGACAAATCTGAGCGTACAGGAAGTTTCGTTCTGTCGTAAGGGGATGAATCCTGGAGCTAAAGTGGCGTTGTTCAAAAGTGAAGATGTGGATAGAGAGTTTTTAGTGAAGGAAAGTATAAAACAGTTTAGTGAAGCGACTCAGAATCTTATAGAGCCGCTTGCTAAAACCAAAGACGCAATGAGCGTTACAAAACAAGAACAGGAGTTCAAAGGTATGAACGAGAAAGAACTGAAGGAATTGATTTCCAAAATGAAGTTGGATGACGCTACGTCTGCCGCACTTGTTGGGATGCACACGCAAACCGCAGAAGCGGTAGAAATGTCTAAGTCCCTGCAAGAGAAACTGGATGCTTCTGAAAAGGAAATTGGGAAGCTGAAAGAAGCGTTGAAAGAAGGAGCAGTAGAAAAAGAGGATGAGGCGGTTGCCAAGGCTAAAGCTGATGGTGCAAGCGAAGAAATTTTGAAAATTCTTTCTGCACAGAGCGAAGAGATAAACAAGATGAAAGAGCAAAATGCTCGTCGTGAGTTCATCTCCAAGGCGGTTCCTCTTGAGCAAGCCGGTCTGGGCAAGAAAGAAGATCTTGGTGAGATTTTGAGGAAGGCTGATGCAACCGATGTCGAGTTTGGTAAGGCGTTGTTGGAAACATTAAGTAAAGCGGCCAAGGTTGTGAAGGAGAGTGATCTCCTGAAGCAGGTGGGTAACGAGGGTAGTAATGATGATTCAGGATCGGATTCTATCATCAGCAAGGTAAGAGCGGGTGCTGCTGAGCTGCGCAAAAGTGATCCGAACATGACTGCCGAACAAGCAGAATCAAACTTCCTGTTGAACAATCCTGAACTTTACGAAGAGTATGTTCAATCAGGGAAAAAATAAGTGAGCGTTGATTTTTTTTTTATTAAAACAGTTTTTTGGAGGTTTTTATTATGGCACATGTGGAGAATGTTAGTTATTTCACGCGGCCTGCTGCGGCTGATCTCTCTGCAAAGCAGTATTTTTTCATGCAGATTGATAGTAGCGGTAATGTGAATGTTTCAGGTGATGGTGGTGTAGCTGACGGTGTGCTGGCCAATAAACCATCAGCATCCGGTCGAGCGGCAACATTAGCTATGAACGGGATTATGAAGGTGGAATTGGGCGGTACAGTGACCGCAGGGGATGACGTAGCGAGTGACAGTGCTGGTAAGGCTGTAGTTGCAACGACAGGCGATGTAAAACTGGGTACGTGCGTTGTAGGTGGAGCAAGCGGGTCAGTTGGAAGCATTCGTCTGGCGTTGGAGAACAGAGAAGCTCTGGCTTAATTTTTTATTTTATTTTTAATTTATTGTAATGGAGGTAAACTATGCCGTTGCCAGCAGAAAGTGATGTGCATGTAAATGGGCCGTTGACAAATATGTCAGTTGCCTATATTCAAAATGCGAGTAATTTTATTGCGTCAAGAGTATTTCCAAATATTCCTGTCACAAAGCAGAGTGATGCGTATTACTCGTACGATAGAGGTTATTTTAATAAGGACGAAGCAGCCGTTCGTGCGCCTAGTACGGAGAGTAAAGGTGGCGGGTACGCCATCGACGCTAACAGTAGCTACTACTGTAAAGTGTATGCTTTTCACAAAGACATTGACGATCAAGTTCGTTCGAATGCTGATTCTGTACTTCAATTGGATCGAGAAGCCACAGAATACGTAACGAAAAAGATGTTGATCAGAAAAGAAAAAGACTGGGCAACATCTTATTTTGCAACGGGTATTTGGACGACTGATATTGCAGGAGTATCAGGTACACCTACGACCGGTGAAGCTAAGCAGTGGAACGATGCGGCTTCTACGCCTATCGAGGATGTAACAGCCGGTAAGACGGTGGTCATGCAGTCAACTGGATTTGATCCAAATACACTCGTTATTGGGCGAGAAGTTTGGGATCAGTTGAAAAATCATCCTGATATCATTGATCGAGTTAAAGCTGGTCAGACACCGAATGGGCCTGCAATGGGGCTATTGCAATCCGTTGCGATGATCATGGAATTGGAAAGAATCCTTGTCATGCAGTCCATTGAGAATACCGCAGAGGAGGGTGCGACGAACTCTCATGCTTTCATCGGTGGCAAAAAGGCGTTGCTGTGCTATTCTGCTCCAACTCCTGGAATCATGACACCATCTGCGGGATACACCTTTTCATGGGCAGGTATGAACGGTGCAGGTAACGATGGTATGCGAATTAAACGATTTCGCAGAGAGGCGATTGAATCAGATCGTGTAGAAGGACAAATGGCTTTTGATCAGAAGTTGATTTCTGCTGATCTTGGTTATTTTTTCAACGATATCGTTGCATAATAATCCAATGCGGAGATAGTAATGGTAACTGCGAACATAATTGATACCCGTGAAACAGTAGTGGCTAGAAGGCCATTCTGTTTCGACGGGGTGCAGTATAACAGGGATGATGAGTTTCCTTGGTTGGATATTGGTGCTGAAGAGAGGCGTGTGCATCAATTGTTCGATCAGGGTTATTTAATTCCCAAACGGATGCGTATGGATACGCTCGGTACAAAAGAACCATGGGAAGATGCTAGTTTAACTGGTAGAGCATTATGGCAAGCTACAGTTAAACGAGCGCAAGAATTAGGTGTCCCATCCAAAGGAGGAACTTCCGTTGTTACCGAGCGTATCAAAGAACATTTGGCTAAATGATACGGTTTTTATAATAGGTGGTGGGCCAAGTTTAGCTGGAGTTGATCTACAAAGGTTGCAGGGGAAGGGAGTATTGTTAGCGGTAAACGAAGCGTATAATAAGATACCGTATTGTAATGCGCTGTTCACCTGTGACCGTTTGTGGTTCCGCCATAATGTAAAAACTTTTGATAGTCGTCCAGATGTTTTAAAATTTGTAGCGTTGCCCAAAGATATGGTGATACCTGAGTTCTCTGGGACGTTATTGGAGCGGAGTAGGGAAGACGGTTTGAGCTACGATCCGAGTTCAATACGTATTAATGGCAATTCAGGTTTTGGTGCATTGAATTTAGCGGTGCTTGCGGGTGCAAAACGGATAGTGTTGTTGGGTTTTGATTTAAAACCAACAGCGAGTGTAACGCACTGGCATGGTGGGTATATCTGGTTTGACAAGCGCAATGAAACAGGGATGTATCCCCGTTGGATAAGGGCGTTTGAAACAGTCTCCAAAGAACTGTATGATATGGGGGTGAATGTTTTGAACATCAACAAGGATAGTGCAATTCGTTGTTTTGATTTCATCGACTTTGAGGATTTGTGTAAATGACCTGGACATATAGTGGTGATCCATCTGCCAATAACCGTGATGAAATACGATTCATGGTAGGCGATACAGATACTAATGATCAGTTGGTTACAGATGAGGAAATTGCCTACGCAATTGCTGAAGAGGATAACAACTTGCTCGCTGCAAGTAGAATAGCAAATGCGATTGCCGCACAGTTTGCTCGTCGAACGGATACCGAGGTTGGTGACTTAAGGAAGTGGTATAGTCAACGTTTCACTCAGTACACTGAACTGGCTAATAAGCTCAGACAACGGGGTGGACTGCTGTCATCAGTACCGTATGTAGGCGGTATAAGCATCGACGATAAGCAGAGTGCAAAAGATGATTCAGATAGAGTCAAGCCCCGTTTTTCAAGAGGTCAGTTTTCAGATTTGGATAATAGCGAGTCACCTGAAAGATTATCTGCGGATATTTAATCATGCCAATAACAGATTTCTTGGAATTGCTTCAGCAAACAGTTACGTTGGCGGCGTTCTCAAGTCAGAATATTTACGGTACGGCAACGTATGCGTCAGGGGTTACATATAAAGCACGTATCGTGAAACGGCCACATAGGGTGCGCAATAATTCTGGTGAAACAGTCGTAGCAAAAGGAGAGGTATGGTTTGGGCCACCAACTGCTGATTTGACAGATTCAACACCTCCAACAATTACAACACAGGACCGTATAACATTACCCGACGCTAGCACACCTATCATATTATCAGTGGACGTGGTTAGCGATGACAGTGGTGGGTATCATCATACGAAGGTGCATTTTGGCTAATAAAGTAAGTGTAAAAGTTTCTGGATTGACTAAGCTATTAAGTCAATTGAGCACAATACCTGACAGAGCTGAAAAGGCTGCAAAATCTTCTCTTTACATTGAGGGAGAGAGGATAATGGCAAAGTCTAAAGAACTCGTGCCTGTAGATACGGGCGCATTGCGTTCTTCTGGAACCGTAAGACTCCCCGTGAAAGACAAATCAGGGAAGATAACAGTTTCATTGGAGTATGGTGGAGTTGCAAAGGGAGTGTTTACAAGCGAGAGGACAGGTAATGTCAAAAACAGTCCCAATACAACCGAGTATGCGCTCAAGGTTCACGAGGATTTGTCAATGAGACATGAGCCACCCACACAGGCCAAGTATTTGGAACAACCTTTTAGGGAAGCGATGAACAGGATGCCAACACGATTGGGCAGAGGTATAATAAAAGCTTTGAGGCGACTTTAATGGCGTTATTGGAAGATATCAATACAAAATTAGAAGCTGACAGTGTGACAGGTGGTGCTACGGGTTGGACAGTGCGTATTGGACCCATGACTGACCAGATTGATCAATTGGTGGTTTTGGCAGAGACAGGCGGGTTCCCTCCTGACCAGTTTGGTTCAACGTTGTCTGGTGAACAGACGTTTCAAGTTCGTGTTCGAGCGGGTAGACGAAGATACGACACTGCCCGTTCTAAAATGCAGGACGTATTCAATTCATTGAACGCTTCAACAATCAGTGGTCATTTTTACACGTACGCTTTGAGCAGTGGGCCGTTGTTCATGGGATTTGATGCTAATGAGAGGCCAGAGTTTGTGCAGAACTTCAAGGTACGCAAGGCATTATGAGAACTCTTTCACGAATATGGGAGAACGAGGTCTGTTACATAGTGGGAGGAGGGCCAAGTTTAAAGGATTTCGAATGGAGGAGACTCATAGGGAAAAATGTTATTGCAATCAATCGTGCACTTGAAGTTCTGCCGTTTGTGGACGTTATATTTTTTTCAGACTTGCGCTTTTGGAAACAGTATCGACAAAGTATATTGGCACACAAAGCAGAATATAAGGTCACGTTTTGTAAAGAAGCGTACGAAGATGCTCCAGAAGATTTAACTTATTTGAAAAATGAGAAGCGGTATGGGTTGGAATCCGATATTACCAAGATTTGTGATGGCAAAAATAGTGGCTATGCGGCCATGAATTTGGCGGCGCATTTGGGGGCTTCACTGATTGTGTTGCTGGGATATGACATGAAGGAAAAGGGTGACAATACACATTGGCATTCAGGATATACAGAAGGTTATGCTGAAAGAAAACTGAAGGCGTATAACGAAGCGTTTAAAAGCATTGTAAATCCTTTGAAGGATTTGAACATCAATGTGTTGAATGCGTGTGAGGATAGTGATCTGGAATACTGGAGTAAGGCAACTTTGGAGAGTGTTTGCCCGTGAGCGATACGATTTCAACTGTGCATTTGGAACGAACACGAAAGTTTCATACAAAGAATTACAAGTACGGAGCACAAGGAGGTATATGGGCAAAAGGTGTTCATTCAGTGGCGTTGAATAGAGGTGTTGAAACGTTTCTGGATTACGGCGCGGGCAAGGGTGTATTAGGAGAGAAGTCGATTCTGAAAGTAGAGAATTATGATCCTTGCATGGAGAGGTACAATAAATACCCAGATTCACATGAAATGGTAGTCTGTACGAATGTTCTGCAATATGTGGAACCAGATTATTTGTTCAATGTTTTGCAGGAGTTGAAAAATCTGACAAAAGAAGCTATTTTTTTCGTGATAGAATCTGGACCGTCCAGGTGGTATTTTCAAGAGCGAATGGGCGGTAAAAATGCTCGTTTGATTCAAATGGACTTGAATTGGTGGTACAGACAAATTAAAATGACGTGGGAAGGTTGGTACTTGACAAACATGGAAGTGGGACAGTTTAGGAATGGAGTATTAGTACCAAAACGATTTAAGAAGTCAGTGATGACAATGATGGTATCCAAAAAGGAATTTGAAGTATGCTGACAGTGGTGTGTGTTTACCGATCGGGGGGAGTTTACACAGAGCAGGATGTTATTTCTTTGCGTGAACAAGTTACATCGAATCTCACTGTAAATCATGAATTTGTTTGCCTATCCGATACGGATGTGGGAGCAGGGACGATCGCACTGCAACATAATTGGCCAGGATGGTGGTCTAAAATGGAGCTGTATGGGCCCTTATTACATGACAAAGAAGATATTTTGTATATTGATTTGGACACCGTTATTGCAGGAAATATAGATTGGGTGATTGATCAGGTGGCGAATATAGTCATGTTACGTGACTTCAATATAAAAGCATTACCAGCATCTGGGTTGATGTTCTGGAGGGGAGGGGTCATGCGTTCGTTGTATGACAAATTTTCAGTCAACCCTGAAGCATTTATCGAGAGGTATCGTGGCATAGGTGTATCCAAAGGAGATCAAGGTTTCTTTCAAAATAATAGGCCTGATGTCCCTATAAATTACTGGCAGGATATGTTCCCAGGGCGTGTTGTGAGTTACAAGAAGCATTGTACAGAGTTTGTGCCGTTTGATGCAAAAATTATTTGTTTTCATGGTCGTACAAAACCGAAAGATGTTCCAGATTTATTAATAAGTCGTTGAAAATTGTTGGAGGATTGAATTATGCCTGATTATTCTGGTAGGTCGATATTAATTAAGGTGGGTGACAATGCGTCGAGTGAGACGTTCACATCCGTTGGTGGTCTTCGAGCCAAGACATTCACGTTTAACAACAATACTGTTGACGTGTCGAATGCAACGGACGGTGTGTGGCGAAAGCTGTTGAGCGCTGGTGGGATTCGCAGTATGTCTGTGTCCGGTTCAGGAGTATTCCAAAATGATACTGCTGTTGTGGATTTGGAAGGCTACGCCCGTGATGGTACTTTGCAGAGTATGCAGTTGGTCATGCCCAATGCAGATCAATATGCTGGAGAGTTCCAAGTGACATCGTTCGAGTTGTCGGGCGAGCATGATGGAGAGCAGACGTATAGTGTGTCTCTGGAATCCAGTGGATCAATTACTAAAACTTGATGTTAATTCCTAATGAAGGAGGCTTGTAATGGCGATTGCCGAAAGAGGGGAAGTTGAAATTACTATTGATGGCGAAGTATTTACGATGGTTCCAACCATGCGTGTTGTAAGCGAGATTGAGAGAGCAGTGTGCGGTATTGTGCCATTGTCCTGCAAACTCGTTGACATGACGTATACCAATACAGAAATCGCCACAGTAATTGCAGTTTCTTTGAAAGATAAGAAGGGCCCAAGTGTGGAGGAAATTTTGCAATCAATCCACGAAGAAGGTGTTTTGAATTTCACGCCTGCGGTAACGACGTTTGTATTGAATTGCTTAGGTGGTTCCAAGAATCTTGAAAAGGCAGGAAAAGAGGCTTCAGATAAATCGGGGAAGCAGGAGGCGACAACCGATTAAACCTCGAAGCATACAGGGATGTGTGCTGTGGAATACTCGGTTGGTCGCCTGAGCAGTTCTGGGAATATTCTACACCCATGGATGCAATAGGGGCTATGCGATCCTATTCGATATCTCAGGGTAATAAGCCAGATGATGGTCCAATGACTTCCTCTGAATTTAAGAAGATGAAAGAGGACAATCCCGATACGCCAGAGGCGAGGAAATCACGCAGAGAGCTTGAAAAGTTGACGTACGATGAGCGCAAAAAATTGATGGACGAACGCAGACGGAAAAAGAGGCAGAAAAATGGCAACTGAACTGGAAAAATTGATTTTTAGATTGCAACTTGATGCGAGTGCTTTGCGGCGTGAGCTGAAGAAGTCAGGCTATGAAGTAGAAAATTCGTCTAAAAAGATGCAAACCTCGTTGCACTCTGTGGGTACATCTGCCAATAAAATGGAAAAATCCATGCTTAGTGCGCGAGCGGCTACCGCAGTTCTGGTTGCAAGTTTCGCAACAAGTGTATTTGCCGCAAAGAAATTGACAGCCTCACTTGTCAGTGCTCAATTTGCGTACGACAGGATCGTTAATACTTTGAAGGTTGTTTCGGGCACAACTGACGGTGCAAAGAGGGAATTTGAATTTGTAACAAAGGTGGTGAAGGATTTAGGACTCAATCTGGAAACGACGGGGGTGTCATACGGTAAATTAGCGGCGGCGGCAAAGGGTTCAGCATTAGAAGGACAAGGTGTACGTGACATTTTTGAAGGGGTAGCACAAGCATCTGTGGCGTTAAATTTATCTGCTGAGCAAGCTGCAGGTGCTTTGAATGCTATTCAGCAGATGATTTCTAAGGGTAATGTCCAAGCGGAAGAATTACGAGGGCAATTGGGTGAGAGATTACCGGGAGCACTACAGTTAACCGCGAGAGCGATGGGTAAGACAACTCAAGAGATCGACAAGATGCTTGAGAGGGGGACATTAACTGCGGCTGAGTTATTACCTAAATTGGCGGTGGTTTTGAAAGAGCAGTTCGGAAATGTTGCGGCAGAAGCATTGGGTAATGTGCGCCAACAAACTAATTTACTCGATACTGCCATGTTTGAGTTACGCAAAGGAATGGCGAACAGTGGATTCTTGGACAAGTATGTTTTAGCTTTGCGTAAAATAACTGAACTGATAAGTGACCAAGAATTTCAGAGTGGTATGGGTACACTTGCGTCATTGGTAGGTGATTTAGTCGTGGGTGCAGCAAAAGGTACAGCAGCAGTGGGTAGATTAGCAGGAGAGGTTGGAGATTCATTAAGGAAGTCTGATGATCTTACAAAGATGCGTCAATTGATACAAGAACGAGGAACGTCAGTTATACCTCAATTTACTGTAAAAAGAGGGACAGAAAACGAATTTAAGGATAACGTTCAACAGTTAATAGAGAGCAGAGAACAAATTGACAGACTTCAACAAGACATCATTGGCAGGTCTCTATTAGCATTACAAAATTATGTAGAAGGCTCGATTCAAAAAGATAAAGAATTAATAGCATCCAGTAAGAATAGAATAGCCTCTTTACAGGAAGATTTGAGTGCTACACGGCAAATACTATCTGCTATCACAAGCCAGACGACAGAGATATTACAGAGAAGTGCTCTAGCATCTGATCCTACAAGTGTTGTGGCAGGAACTGGTAGAAAAATGCCTGTGGAGAGTTTGCAAAGAAAACACGGTAAGGTGAAACCCGCAGATATTACACCACTCAAAGCTCCAACGGACCCTTTAAAACAGATAAATGCAGAGATAAATAGTCAAATAGAGTTAATGAGAACACGACTATTTTTCCAAGAGTCCAGTTCAACATTGCTAGAGGGCGAATTAGAACTGACGAGGATTCTAAATGCGCTTGGCACGGATGGTGTGGAGATCAATGCGCAACTTGGGAAAGAACTTATCAACAGATTAGCTCCCTTAAAAGAACTAAGAGATATCGAAGCAGAAAACAAACGCATACGAGACGTAAATGAGACAATCCAGCAGTATCAAGCCGAGGCTTCTTCATTAGCGTTGATAATTCAGGGTAAGGAAAAGCAGGTTGAATTACAGGAGACACTCATCAGATTGGGAATAGATAAAACTAAATCAGAAGAGTCGTTTGATGAATATGAGCGCATTGTGAAAGTGATTGAGGCAACACAAGCCCTACGAGATAGGCTTGCTCTGGTTAATTCTATCACGCAAGCTGGAGAGCGCATTTTTGATCGGTTCGGGGATGGGATGATACGGAGTATGCAACAGGGTACGGATGCAATGGAATCATTCCGAAACGCAGCAGTAGCAGCCTTGTACGATGTCCAACGAGAGATTTTTAAAGTAGTGGCGTTTGATCCACTAAAGAAATTGGCAGGGGGTTTTATTTCAGACTTTATCGGTAACGTGACGGGTACAACGACAGGCCAATTATTGGGTGGTGCAAACGTCCCACTTTCATCGCCGGTGAGTATTCAGGGTGTGAACCCCAATGCGTTGGGTTCACATTTCAGTGGTTTCAAGACGCATCTTGCAACAGGTGGAATAATAGACAGGCCCACAGCGTTTATGGGAGCTGGAGGACCAGGGTTGATGGGCGAAGCTGGAGCAGAGGCCATTCTACCGTTGAAACGCAAAGGCGGTGTATTGGGTGTTCAAGCATCGGGTGGCAGTGGTGGAGGTACGTTTATCACTATCGACGCACGAGGTAGCAACGGTGACGTAGCCGTTGAAGCGGCTGTCCAGCGAGGTATAGCAAAAGCCGCACCGTTCCTGATTGATGCCAGTGTCAGCAAGGTCGTGAGCGACAGGCAAAGGGATCCACGTCTATTTTCAGGAGGATCAGTTTAATGGCTATATCATTTCCGTTGACTCTTCCAGCTACGCAAGCTCATGTAACTGCCAAGTTGCGAAAAATGTCGGCGGTTTCCAAATCAGTGAGTCCTTTCACGTTCGATGAGCAGGTGTACGTGTTCCCTGGGCAATTATGGGAAGCAGAAATTACGTTGCCAAAGATGAGCAGAACAGATGCGGAAGCGTGGGATGCGTTTTTCCATAAATTGAATGGCATGGAGGGGACATTCTACATGGGCATTCCAGACAAGCTGTCGCCGCAGGGCGTAGGCGGTGGAAGTCCGTTGGTGAATGGGAATGGTCAGTTGTCGAACACGCTGGTAGTTAAAAATGCGCCACTATCGACGAACGGTTGGCTGAATGTGGGTGACATGATCCAGTTGGGAACAGGGACATCGAGCCGGTTATATAAAAATTTGGAAACTGCGAACACTGACGGTGCAGGAGCCGTGACGCTAACCGTATGGCCAAAAGTTTCTCGAAGTGCTCCAGCAGACAATGATGCCATTGTTGTTGACAGTCCAGTTGGGGTATGGCGTTTGACGAGTAACATGCACGAGTGGGACGCAGAAAGAGCAACAGTATTCGGGGTCACATTTCCAGTAGCAAGGGAGGTAGTGTAATGGCCAGATCATTATCAGCATCCATGGTAACAGAGGTCACTTCCAATGTGATGTCTCCAATTGTCCTGATAAAGTTGGAATTTGACAGTGGGGATTTGAACCTCTGGACAGGTATTGGGAATATTACGTTCAATGGCGATACTTACACCGGTGCAGGAGATGTCATAGATATATCAACCGTACAAGAAACGACCAAATTAAAAGCCACAGGAATATCCTTGACGTTGACGGGTGTTTCTTCAGGTCTGATTAGTACGGCATTGAGTGAGGACTATCAAGGTCGCATAGCTCATGTTTGGTTGGCAATGCTCGACAGTACTGGTGGTATCGTAAGTTCTCCTTATAAGTATTTCAGGGGCAGGATGGACACGATGCCAATGGAAGATGACGGAACAAACGCCACTATACAGGTGAACGTAGAGAACATATTGATTGATCTTGAGAGATCTAATGATAGACGGTACACGGACGAGGATCATCAGGCAGAATTTTCAGGAGACCTGTTCTGTGAGCACGTTGCAAGCCTCCAAGAAAAAGAGATCGTACTCAAATGAATCGTAAAGAGGCATGGCCCGAATTACTGGATGAAGTGTTTCAAAGACACTACACCACAGAGTTTGAGTGGGGTGTATTTGATTGCTGTATTTTCGTTTGTGAGTGTATCCATGCAATGACGGGTATTGATATGTACGCTGATTTCAAAGGGAAATACACCACTGAGTTGGAAGCCCATCAGCTTGTGAGTGACTATGTAGGATTGGAATACAAATCCTCTATAAAATTTGTGAGTGAAATAGCAGAATATTTTTGTTCAAAATACAAGTTACAGGTAGTCGAAAAATCCTTCGCCCAACGTGGTGATATTGCGTTGATTGATC